AATCAACATTTTTATCAAATCGAGATCTTCCGAAAGAAGCAACAGATACTAGTTCTCCTTTATAATACAGTCCAATATCTATATGAGAAGTATTCAAAGATCCATTGATATGATTGTGATCATGAAACTTTCTAGCTTCTTGTTTCGGAACGATCATAAGCTCCGTGTTTCTAGCATAAATCATGTTTTCGACTATACCCAATCTTACACGGATCATGCTCTTTAATAACTCTTGTTTGGTATACCACTCATGCTCGAAAATAGTCATCAAGCGGATGGATTGTTGATTCGCCCAAAGCGACTTTTCCTGAAGATATTTTCTATCTGTTCCAGCATTTTCAGAATGCCAGTATTCACTACAGTATTCGATTCCAAAGTTATGAGTCGGCACATAACAGTCTATTTCATATCTCTTGTTATTAAACAGTAGTTTTTTACTAAATGCTTCCACACCTAATGATTGAATGAATGTTTTGACTTCCAACTCTCCGAAAGATTTATTGTATGAATGTAGTATAATAGGAATATCATTTTCGACAAAAACGCGCTTCAATTGTTCGTATGAGTAGGAATATTTGCAGGCTATTTCTTGTAAAGAAAGTCCTGACTTGTTATCTGCAATAATTCGTTGTAGATTTTCTTGAATAGCTTTTCTGGAGATTTCCCAAGAATCGAACAGTGTTTTAACTTCTATTCCTGCTTGCTCAAGTAATGATTTAATCTTTTGATTATTCGAGTTGTATATGGAAGCTATAAAGTTCAACGTGTGGCCACCTTTGTACAACTTGATTATATCATCAGTGCTCGTGATTAGATCATTCCTTTTGCGGCCGTGATACTTTGGTAGAGAAATATTATGTCTTTTACACCATCCAATAACCACGCTTAGCGTTTGATTATAATGTCTAGCAGTTTTTTGCTTTCCGTGTTGCATCAAATAAGTTACAAACTCGTTTGGATCTGGATTAAAGATATTTGAATATTTTGCCAAGATTCCGGTTCGTTTGACGATTCTGTTGATCGCACTTGTAGTAAGTTTAAACTTTGATTGTATCTCAGATTTTGTGTAGTTACCCGACTCAACCATTTGTTTAAACAGTTCAAAGTCGATAGTATTTTCCTTTTTATCGTTAGTTTTTGTGATTGATACACCTATTTCACTCAACCATCTCGTAATAACTGGTTGAGCTACATTATATACTTTTACTAAATCATTAACTGTTAACTGTTTTGTGTTTGCTATTTGCTCGACAGTTCTCTCGAAATCTATAGGCCTAGTTTTTACGGATGGCACATGTAAACCCTTTCATAAATATTAATATTTTACCATGATATTTATATTTTTGTCAACTTGAGCGGGCCCATCAATAAATAGTTAAAATAGTAGCTGATTATCGTTACTTAGATCTTCTCAACTGTTGTTGGTAGATTCTAATATAAATAGATAATAAAGGAGTTAACCAATGGCTTTTAATATCGACACATTTATTTCAAGGGGTCTAGTGAAAGGTGGTGCTAGACCCTCCCTCTTCGACGTGGAGGTAGTATTTCCAGTCGAAGTTGGCGATCTTCCTGCTGGTGCTCTAGAGTTAACCGATAGAATCAGATTTACTTGCCGTGCAAGCTCTATCCCTGCTTCTACGATTGCCCCAGTCGATGTTCCTTATTTTGGAAGAATGACTAAGCTAGCGGGTGACAGAACATTTGCTGACTGGTCGGTTACTGTTATGAACGACGAAGATTACGTTGTGCGCAATGCATTCGAAGCTTGGCACAATGCAATCAACTCTATCGTGAGCAACAGAAGAACTACTTCACCTTCTGGCTATAAAGGGACTGCAACAGTTCGTCAATATTCTAAGGACGGTTCTGATCAGTTCATCAAGGCATATACGTTTGCTGATATCTTTCCAGTTCAGCTTGATGAGATGGCACTTGACTGGGAAGCAACTAATCAGATCCAGACATTCGGTGTAACATTTGCTTACAATTACTGGGTGCCGATTAGTCCAACACCACCTTCTATTGACGTTAACGCTTAATAGTTGAAAGTATTATATTATGGCTAAGTTGTTCGGGTATGTCTTTAAGAGAGATGTTCCAGATGAACCCGCTCCGTCATTTGCTCCCAAGGAAAATGATGACGGAGCCTTAATGGTTGCTGCAGGCGGATCATATGGTACCGCCATTGATCTTGATGGTACTGTTAGAACCGAAGCAGAGCTCGTTACAAGATATAGAGAAATGTCCTTGCAGCCTGAAATTGATGCTGCAGTGGATGAAATAGTCAATGAAGCTATTTCTATTGACGAAGAAACTGTGGTGAGCATTAATCTAGATGATTTGGATGATGTACCCGAACGTGCTAAAAAGCTTATCAGACAAGAGTTTGAATCGGCGCTTAAACTTCTAAACTTCAATAATCAGTGCTATGAAATCTTCCGTAGATGGTATATCGATGGAAGACTCTATTACCATGCAATCATAGACAAGAATAATCTAACAGATGGTGTCAAAGAACTTCGTTATATTGACCCCAGAAAGATTCGTAAAGTAAGAGAAGTAGGCCAACGTAGATTACCACCGGGGGTATCTGATTCCGCGGAATCTGTCATTCCCAAGACACAAAACGAATACTATGTCTATAATGAGCGTGGATTCAACGTTGGTAATAGAATCATCGGTCCTTCCACATCTGGGTTGAAGATTGCTAAGGATACAATTGTTCATGTAACCAGTGGTCTTATGGATAATGCTGGCACAATGGTGCTCTCGTATCTCCATAAAGCGATTAGACCACTTAATCAGCTGAGAACATTAGAAGACTCGCTAATCGTTTATAGATTAGCTCGAGCACCAGAACGTAGAATCTGGTACATTGACGTGGGTAACCTTCCAAAGATGAAGGCTGAACAATATGTCCGCGACATCATGGTTAAGCACAAAAACAGATTGGTTTATGATGCTTCAACGGGGCAAGTTCGTGATGATCGTAAGTTTACGACAATGCTTGAGGACTATTGGCTTCCCAGAAGAGAAGGTGGTAAAGGAACTGAGGTTACGACACTCCCTGGTGGTCAAACTCTCGGTGAGATGGATGATGTTCTTTACTTCCAGAAAAAACTTTATCAAACACTTAACGTACCAGTCAATAGATTGAACTCAGATGCTCTATTCTCTATTGGTAGAGCAACAGAAGTTACTAGAGATGAGCTGAAGTTTTACAAGTTTATTATAAGACTTCGTGGTCGCTTTAGTTCTCTGTTTAATCAGATTATCGAGAAGCAACTTGTTCTCAAAGGCTTAATGACTATTGAGGAATGGCAAGAAATCCAGCCTCGAATCAAATATGACTTCTCCAGAGACAACTATTTTACAGAACTCAAGGATTCAGAGATTCTTCAAAATAGAGCCCAACTTCTAATGACTATGGAACAGGGTGGTTTAATAGGAAAATATTACTCTCACAAATGGGCAAGAAGAAACATTCTTCGTCAGTCCGATGAAGATATTGAAGAACAAGACGAGAAAATTGCCGAGGAACAAACCGATCCTAGATGGGCGCCACCGCCACCGATGGACCCAGAACAACAAGATGGTTCAACTGATCCTCAACAACAACCCGATGACGGTCAATCAACAGATTCTGATGATAAAGCTGAAAAGTTAAGACAGGCTGAGATTGTTGTAAAGCAGATGAAAGAGAAGGGTGCTAAAAATAGATCCCTTCAAGATGAGTCTAAATATAGATCGGCATTAATGCTTTTAGCAAAGAATAAAGAGTAACTAGGATGATGACAATGGCAGAAATAGAATATACCTTGGCTGATTTAATCAGATTTAGTTCTGATCGAAAGCCTATTGAGTTTGGTAATGCATTCCAGAGCATTATGCAAGATAAAGTAAGTCAAGCTATAAACGATAGAAAGTTAAGTATAGCACAATCACTTTACAATAATCAACGAGAAGAAGACGATGTTGAACTAGAACTTGATGATGAAGGTTCAGAAGGAGAAGCCGATGCCTAAGTCACTCAAGGATATTTTACAGGGTGTAAAGAAGTCTACTACAAGTAAGTTGACTCTGGGTAAAGACCCTGGTGTTGATTATCAGCCAAAGGCTAAAGCAGAACAAGATTTTGTTGCTGCACACAGTGTAGAAAAGCACGAAGATAGAGTTGGCAATGGCGATGATGTCTATAAGGGCACCACAAAGTATGTACTAGACAAGGAAACCAAGCATGGCCATAAGAAGCCAAAGGACTCCGACGTTTATGACACAGTTAATAAAGAAGAACGTTCTGCGAAGAAGACTCTCCGAGAAATAACGAAGAAAGATATTTGATATGGCTCAAGTATATGCAAATGGAACTCCGGTTCCATATAATAGTTCAATAATTGAAGTGGTAGCATTGGCGGGCGCTAATGGAGCACCTATAACTAGCAGCGCAGGGAGATTGCCCACAGAACCCTTAGGCCAACCAAAGGTAGCAAGACAATTGATAGCTTCTGCTTCTAGCAATAACGTGGCTTTAACCCCAACATGCAGACGCATTTCGATATACGCAAGAAATGCTAATATTAGATATCTTGTGGGTAACACAGCTCAAACAGCAAACTCTACCAGTCATTATATTGCCGCTATGGAGCGACTAAATTTGAACGTTCCATCTAACCCTAATATAGCTGTTATACGGGCAGATTCGTCGGATGGTATTCTAGAAATAACTGAATTGGATTAAGTTAATGAGAATCAGAGCTTCGAGGTCGCAGAATATTTCAGGAGTTTCGTTTGGATCTCCCTTAATTGCCCCTGGATTCATTGACACTACTCGACTCACTTTTTCTAGATCACAGCCTTCAAACAGCGTAAGTACTGGTGTATCATCCGACGGCTTTAACTGGAATACATTTGCAGCCGATGCGCCAAGATTTGTCGGAACTGCAAGAAGACTATTGGTAGGCGGTCAAAGAACAAATGGGATTCGCAATCCTAGATTTTTAGGCACGGTCGCTGGTTCACCTGGAACACTTCCTACGAACAGCGGTTTATCCTCTGCGGCTGGACTTTCAAGAGAAATAGTAGGTGTTTTCACCGAGTATAATGTCACTTACATTCGCTTAAGAATAACTGGTACACACTCAGGTGTTACTGAAGCAGTAGCACTCAATTTTCTTCCTGATATAAACGCAATAGCTGGTTTTACCCCGGGGGTTTTTGCAAGTATTTCTATGTTTGTTAGATTAGCTGCAGGATCATTACCAGCGAGTTCGAGTGGTGTCCGACTAGTAATCGAGGAGAGAGACGCTAGTAGCACAGTATCGGTTAGATCCAATAATATAACTATTACCGATGCGTTACAAAGATATTCATACAGTGTTTCAGCCGCAAACGCAGCAAGTCTTAATGCTAGAGGTGGCTTATGGGTCTATGTCAATCCGGGTGAAGTCTGTGATTTCACGTTAGACATCGGGTGGCCACAAACGGAAATCGGAAGCACAGCCTCAACTCCTATTTTACCCGCGCCTAATACATCTCTTGAATCTACCAGAGGTGGTGATTTCATTACTGCTTCGGGCTCCAAGTTTTCTTCGCTATTTCCCAATTTGACTTCGGGCACAATATTTGCTTGTTTTAATATTCAGAATGTTACTTCTTCTGAAACTCAAAACTTAATACAGGTAGATAATGGAACAGGTGCCAATAGATATGTTTTAAGACTTGATCCATCTGTCGCCGATATTCGGCTTTATAGGGTTACAAATGGTGCTGGTTCTAGTGCACAAAGTGGAGGAGTGGCTGTATCCGGTAATACATTTGCTGTTGGGATGACATTCGATACAGCAGCAGGTACTTCCAATATTTCAGTTAATGGGGCTGCGGTGGTTGGACAGTCGTCCGGTCCTAACTCAGTTAATGT